CAGAAATCAACCCAGAAGTTGATTTCTCCTTAGAGCTATTTAGAGAATACAAGTCCTCCCGTGAACAATGGGCAGAAAAATTTCAAGAATCAGTAGAATTTAGAGCGGGGGCTCAATGGACTAATGAAGAAGCAGAAGTATTAGAATCTCGTGGTCAAGCACCAATAGTAGTGAACCGAATCCATCCTATAGTAGAAACAGCAAAATCTCTACTTGTATACAATTCACCTCAATTTCGTTCTACTGCTAGAGAAGATTCTGATAATAAAACAGCTAAGGTAATGTCTGACCTATTTTCATGGGTCTGGGACGTATCCTCAGGGAATGAAGAGCTAAAAAGAGTAGTGGATGACTATTATGTTGGAGGTATGGGAGTATTTAATGTGTATCAAGATCCTATGGCCGACTTAGGTAAAGGAGAGGTATTTGTTAAATCAATCAATCCTTTAGATGTTTACATAGATCCTAACTCTAAAGACCCTTATGGAAGGGACGCTGCACACATTATGGTTGGTAAGTATATGACAGATGAGCAAGCGAATCAAGTATATCCTTACTATATGGATATTATTGAAGATTCGTCATCTCATCAAGCTGATAATGAAGATTATCCTACTACAGACCTAGCAGCAACTGAAGGGCAAATATTTGACGGAGATGATGATAATCCTTACCATACTAAAAGAAGATACATTGAAAGATATACAAAAGAAATGCATATGTATTACAACGTATTTGAACCATTCAGTCAAGAAGAATTTTTATTCAATGCAGATGAACAAGAAGAATATGAACGTAAATACTATATAAAATTAAATAAGATTACTGGAGAAGAAGTAATTATATCAGATTCAATCGCTGTAGAAGAAATGTTTAACATAATAAAACTTGAAGGACCTATCTTTCACTTTGAACTACCAGAACCTGAAATTGATGAACAAGGCGAAATAATGCCCCAAGATCCTGTTAGAGTTGCTGGAATGGAAGATGAAAACTCGATACCTGGTAGTACTACAGTTATAACTCCTATTACTACCGAAGAATTAATTGGAATGGATAAAATAGTATCCAATCAAATAGAGAAGTGCTGTGTAAAAATGACTGTATCGGTAGGAGAGAATTTACTATATACTAGAATTCTTCCAACTGAAGACTATCCTATTATACCTATAATGAACATTCATCACAGAAATCCTTATCCAGAATCAGATGTAAGACTATTTAGACCTTTACAGGAATATATTAATAAAATTAGATCTCTAATCATTGCACATGCTTCTACTAGTACTAATGTAAAACTGTTAATACCAAGAGGTTCAGCAGATATACGTATGATCGAAGAAGAATGGGGAAGAGCAGGAACCAGCGTTATAGAGTTTGATGCTGAATTAGGTGCTCCCATAGTAGCTGGTCCAGTACCACTACCAAATGAACTTTATAAAAATGAAGCCGATGCTAAGTATGACCTTGAATATGGCTTTGGTATTTTTGAGTTAATGCAAGGAAGTACTCAAAATGCTCCATCTACGTATCGTGGGACAATGGTAATAGATGAGTTCGGACAACGAAGAATTAAATCAAGAAGAGATGATGTAGAAAATATGTTAAATCAAGTAGCTAAAGTTGCACTACCATTAATGCAGCAACTATATACAGAAGAAAAAGTTATAAGACTTGTACAACCTAACGGTACAGAGAAAGAAGAAAGATTTAACTTTTATAAAGAAATGGATAATGGTGATGTTAAAAGATTTCATGATATAGGTGTAGGTAAGTATGATATTAAAATAGTATCTGGTTCTACATTACCAACAAATAGAATGGCTTTACTACAAACATATCAAGAATTATATCAAGCTGGCTTAATTGATCAAGTTGAAGTATTAAAGAAATCAGAACTAGTAGACGTAGAAGGTGTATTAGAACGTTCTGGTCAAATGAAAATGATGCAACAACAAATGCAAGCTATGGAAGAAGAATTAAAGAAGGTCAAGGGAGACCTTCAAACTGCTAGTCGTGAAGAGCTACACGCTAAGAAACGATTAGAAGTAGAAAAATTCAGTTCTGGATTAGATAAGATATCTACTAGAGCTGATGCGGCAACTACGATGTATAAGACTAGACTTGCCGATGTTGAAAACAATCTAATGAACTCTGTTTCTTCTATTGAAAAAGAAGAGTCAGAGAGTTAGGAAGGAGAAAGACGTGAGTGATATACAAGAAAAACAGACACCAATAGTTGAAGAGGTAGTGGGGGCAACGACTGTAGATGTTCCTACGAGTAATGAAGACATTTTTGCTGAAATCTTTGGAGATAATTCAAGCGAGTTTGCAGCTCGTGATAATCTTCCAGGGTTAACAGCTAATGAACCTTCCGAACAGCAACCCTTAGGTGATCCAAAGGAAGATAATACCCAGTATCAGTACTGGCAGAGTCAATCAGATAAGAAGCAAGTAGAAATAGATGTATTGAAAGGTCAGATGTCAGAAATGATGACTGCCATTAAATCACCTAACCCTACTGCTTCTGTAGCTAAAGAGGAAACAGTAGCCGTACAAAAGCCTGTTAAGCCTTTAAAGCCTGGAGATTTTGATCATTCCGAGGCACTAGCCGACCCAGATAGCAGTTCTGCTAAGTATTTAGCAAAACAAAACGAGTATGTAGAGGATATGTCAGATTACATGGTATCAGCAGATAATCAGCGTAATAACGAGTTAGATCAAATGCGTAATCAGCAAAGAAAGGCTGTTCAAGAACAGCAACTATTAGCTGATTTGCAACGTAACTATGGTTATACGCCCAATCAAGCTGATGATTTCATGAAAACTATGACATCACCTGATTCAGTCTCATTAGATAATTTGGTTAAATTGCACAAAATGGATATGGATAGTGGTCATCAAACCATTACACAAGTTTCAGATGAAGCAATGAGAAAGCAAAGTAATATGAGAATGCAACAATCTAAACTGAACATACCTAGACCTATTGCAAGTCAAGCAAGTGTCAATATGCAGTCATCAAGAAAAACAGCAGAAAACACAATGATGGATTCTATGCTTTTAGATCATAAAAAGAAGAATCCATTTAGCTAAATAAAGGGGAATTAAGATGGCTAATATATATAGTATCAATCCTGGGGAAGCAGTTCAGGGAACATCGATTAACGTCGATAGAAGAATCTTTAACTTCGGTGAAAGAGTCGCAGAACTAGCACCCCAGCAATCACCTTTCTTTACATATTTATCAAATGTTGCTAAGAAACCTACAGACGATCCTGTCTTTAAGTTCTTAGAACAGAGACATCAATGGCAGAGACGTAATTTCCAGATGCAAGCAGCAGTAACAGTTGGAGCTTATAGCTCAGACGCTTACGCTATTATAGCTGGAGATAACTTTGATCTAGATTGTCTATATGATAAATTTGGTAGAGAGGTAACAACAGCAGTACAACCGAACTTCTTACTTGAGAATCAAATCCTTGCAATCGAATGTGAATACGATGCTAATGGAACTGATGCTGGAGTAGGTAGTGAAACAGCAGCAATTGCTTATTACAAAGTAACTGCAGCACCCGATCTATCTTCTGACGCAGCAGCGTCTAGAATAGTAGGGACTTTCATTAAAGCAATCTACAAACCTACACGATCAGCAGATGGTGCAGAAGCGGTACTTGCAGGAGCTATTACTCCAGCAGCTGCTTCTAAACTAATCTTTAGAGCAGACGCACAAGGTCAAGTAGTAGGTTCAGCTTTTTCTGAAGGTGGAACAGATCCAGAGGGCTGGGCAGATGAGTTTTACAACAGAGAAGGGTATTGTCAAATCTTTAAGACTTCAGTACCTCTATTCTCTGGTACAGCTCTAGCTACACGTTATCGTGGAGTTTCTAACGAATACATGAGAGTATACCAAGAAAAACTTATGGAACATAAGATGGATCTTGAACATGCTTTCTTATTCGGTATTGGAACAGACGATTCAACAGCAGCTGGTCCAGTTCGTAGAACATGGGGTATCGTACCTTATACTGAAATGAACGGTAAAGTTAAAACCTTTGCTTACGCTTCAGCTACTTACGATCACTTCATCGACTCAATGGAAGATGTTTTCTCACCAGAATCTGGAAACAGTGGTGAAAAACTAGTACTAGCTTCAAGAAAAGTACTATCATGGTTGAATAAACTAGGTGGTTCTTCATTCTTGGGTAATACAATGGCTTTAGGTCACACAGCTACTACATCAGGTGGTTCTAATCCTTACGGACTAGACGTACAAAACATCCAAGGTAGCTTTGGACACGCTGTAACAAGAGTTTCTACTATTTACGGAAACTTGAATTTTGTTATGGAACCATTATTCAGAGGTGTTCATGAGAACACAGCTATAATGATCGATTTGAATAACGTAGCATACCGTCCTTTAATGGGTAACGGTGTATCACGTGATACTCAAATCATTACTAATGTACAAAACAGAAATGTTGACGGTAGAAAAGACATGGTTCTTACAGAAGCAGGTCTAGAAGTTTCTTTACCAGAAACACATACTGTATTGCAATTTAGTTAAGTTAATCGGGGGAGTTGAAATATACTCCCCCATATTTAAAGGGGATATTATGGGAATACCATTTATAGGAGCATTACTACGAGTAGGAGCTAGAGCAGCACTGTCCGCAGGTAATAAAAAGGTTGCTAAAACTATACTTAAAGCCAACATGAAGGGTGGCAAAATGATTAAATCGGGAGCTAAAAATGCAGGACCTGTATTAAGTCAAGCAGGACAAGACATTAAATATATAGCTTCAGGTGGGCTGAAAAGAAAAGTGTCAGCAACTAAAAGTTATAAAGCAGCAGGACCTGCAATAACCAAAGTTTCTAAAGCTATGAAAGATAACCCTATTAAAACTGTAGCAGCAATCAGTGGAACTAGCTACGTAATAGGTCAAAAAAGAGCAAAGAAAAAAGCAGCAAGACGTAACAGATTTAATATAACGAAATAAGGGGATAGTTATGATATTTAAAGCCATAGGGAAAGCTGTAGGTAAAAAAGCATTAAAGGGATTTAAGAATATGATGACTCCTAGTATTAACAGCATGAAAAAGATAGCCAGTAAAAAATCAACTGGTATTTCTTTTAAGCCTAAATCAGATGGTGGTCAAAATTATGATACTAAAGCAAAATGGCTTATGAAAACTAGTCCTGTAAAAATAGGTAAAAAAAGAGCTGCTTGGGCTGTAAAAAATAACCTGTCAGAATATCCTGGAACTAGTAGAGGAAAGATGATTAGGGGTGCAGCAAATAAATATCATTTGGATACTATAAAAGATGCTACTAACATCCTAGGTGGAAGAAGCAAAAAACTAGTAGCGGGGGAAAGTAATCCTACTTCTAGACTGTTGGCAAACTCTAAAGCTTATGGTGAAAGAGGTCATATATATAAGTCTGGTCAAGCTTTAACAGGAAAAGATGCAGTTTTAGAAACTAAAAGTAAAAATGCATTAACAAAAGCATTTAATCAAGGAGATTTAGGTGGAGGCGTAGAAGACCCTTTTAGAGTAGTAAGAGGAAAAGGTAAAAAAAAGGGAGGCATGGGTGTCTGGGTACCAGGGAAAAAAGGTAAAGCTTTAGCTAGTGTCGTTCCAGCATCATCAGGGAAACCTAAAAAGAAAATTGTAGTTAAACGTAAAAAAGTTAATAAAAAATAAGGAGATTATTATGATATTTAAAGCAATAGCTAAGCATGTAGGTAAAAAAGCATTAAAGGGAGTTAAGAACATGATGACTCCTAGTATCAATAGTATGAAAAAACTAGCCAGTAAAAAATCAACTGATATTTCTTTTAAGCCAAAACCATTGTCAGGAAATACTAACCAAAAGTATGATTACTTGTATAAAACTAGTAAGCATAGAAATAAAGCAGCAGACGCATATGATAAAGCTACTCCAGGTTGGTACGAGAAAACATATGGTAAAAAAACTCTAGCACAAAGAAAGGAATCCACAAACTTTGTTCAAACCCAATCTAAAATCTTAAATGAATCAAATAGAATACTAAGTAAAGGTGGCCCTTTTAATGCTAGTGGTAGAAAAGTTGTTGGTGGAAAAAAGCAATATGTAGCAGGAGAATCGGGAGCAATAGATGGTTCTTCTTTTTCAATTGCTCCAAGAAAACCTGTTAATAAAGCTATTAAAAAAACAAAAAAAAAAGGAAAGTAAATGAGTTTTAAAACAGAGATAGAAGCAATAGTTGGTGATATAGATAGTCCAGACTACACAGCAGAAGCTGGTATTTACTTAGTAGATGGGGTAAAATATATTACTAAATATGTGATGAAAGATCCTCATATGGCAGAGAGGTTAACGTCATCTTCTACTTTAAATAACTCTACTCCTACATTAGCAATGAATCCTGTTTTACAACTACATAGTGTAGTAAGAAATGATGGGACACGTAATAGAAAAGCTATGGAAATAGAAGTAGATGATGTTGCTGACTATACTGATGCTAATAGTATTTACTATACAAGTAAACTAGATCCTAAATGGTATATTTCTAATGATACGTTGCATGTGATACCGACTCCTACGGCATCAGAAACAGCTACAGTTAGAAAGATATCACCAGATAGTAGTGTTGCAGTAACAGATAGTAGTGTAACAAACTTTCCTGAAGAATTAGAAAGAGGAATTGTATTGTATGCCTCTAAAGAGCTATTAAGAAAGTTTATAAATTCTAAAAATGCTACTTTAGTTGGATTAACATTAGCTAATGCTAGTCCTCCTGATGCTATTAGTTTATCTACTGTTGCTTATGTAGATGCAGCAGCTGGTGACGTAAATGCAACTGCGGTAGGAGCTGTTACGGTAGCATCTATTAATGATGCTAATGTAGCTACTAATGTTCCTTCATACTCTAAACCTGCTACCACTGCAGATTATGCAGCTGGAAGTACTGGAGTAGATGATTGGATTACTGATGAAGATCCAGAAATGGCACAAGTAGCATTAGAGAAACAAAGTCAATTGCTACAAAACTATCAATTAGATATACAAAATGAATTAAATGAATTTAATAAAGATAATGTTAGATATGAAGCTGAAGTACAAGAAGAGCTAACTAAGCATAATACTGCATTACAAAAAGCTCTTACTCAAGCACAAATAGATGCAGCAGATGCTCAACAAGAATCTCAACAAGCAACTCAAGTAAGTTTAGCTAATAAAGCAAAAGATTTACAAATTAGTTTAGAAGCTAGAGCCAAAGATATGGAATCTTTAATGGCTAACAATACTGCTAAAGTACAAGATTATATGGCTAGAGTTGAGTCTTATGGACTTCAAGTGAATGAAGATGTTCAAAGATATCAAGCAGAAGTTTCAGAAGTTAGCACAGACTACCAATGGTACGCACAACAATACCAAATAGTACAACAAGATTTAGTAGAATTTGTAAGTTATTATATAATGATGCCAAAAATGGGGGAACAAGATGAAACTTCAACAGATGCTTGAACAAGTTAAAAAACATCATCCAGATCTAGGAAGTAATGAAATTGTTCATTTACTCAATACTGCATCTGATGAATTTTGTGCTAGAACTTTAATATTAGACGAAGCAACACAATTTGATACTGTTGTAGATCAAAGATTTTACGGTTTAAAAGAAAGTATATTAGAAATAAAGTCTGTAGATATGGTAGATAGTGATGGTAATACTAAAGAAATTAAAAGATTAACTGGAAGACCAACTTATAGGGACTTAACATAATGGCTAATAAACTACATAATAAAACTTATAAGCAAAATGTATGGTGGATAGAACGTGATTCTATAGGAATTTCTTTGTATGATTCAAGAGAGGTAGAAACAAAACAATTTACATCACCTACTACAGTAAGTACGATAACTTTATTTTATCATAAAAAAGCAGATCATTTTAATACATTAGATTCTTCCTCTTCCTCTATGGGGGAAATCAGTGAACTACCAACTCAATTTCATCAATACTTAGTAGATAAAGCAATACAACTAGGTTATGAACAAAGTTCTGACGACATAGGTAAGGCTTTATATTTTGAGAATAAATTTGAAAGAGGAATAAGAGAAGGAAAAACTTTTAAAAGTAGAGGTAGAGTTTCTGGATCTACTACAGTTAAACAACACAGTTTTTAGGAGAAATAATGGCTGATACATGGAAAAAAGGGAATCTTGGATTATCTGCACTAAGCGATATGAATAGAAACTTTAGTGAGTTGTTTCAACATTTTAATGATAACACTGATGGTAACTTTGCAGATGTAAATATACCTACAGATGTTTCAGTATCTAATGTTGCGATACCTTCAGATAGAACTTTTAGTGATATAGCAGTAAGTGTATCTTCTTTTTCTAACGTATCAATACCATCAGATGCTAGTTATAGTGATGTAGGATTAGTAAGTGAACCAACATACGACGATATAGGAG